TTTCAGCACTTGCATCAATCAAGTAGTAGCTCATCTTCTCCATCCACTTGGCAACAAAGTTTGGAGCATCCTTATCCCAATACTTCAAACCCTCTCTAGCAAGTAGAGCAGCCAAGTTACTCACTCCAACACCAAGACTGCGACGCTTTTTAGCGAAATTCTCAGCAGCAGGAACGAAATAGTTCTGGTGTTCAATCAAAGAATCCAACATACGAACGATAACGTCACAAACGCTCTTCATTTCATCGTCATCCTTGATCTCCAACCAATTTACAGCGGCCAAAATACACACTCCAATCTCACCATTAGGATCATTCACATCCTCAATAGGAATCAAAGGATGATTCACCTCAAGACAAAGATTACTCGTATCAACTTGATCCAACCAACTACCATGTTCATTAGCATGATCAACGAACATCGTGTAAATACGACCAGTTTCAAGACGTTCTTTAGCAAGAAGTCCCATTAATTCACGAGCTTTAACTGTCTTCTTGAACTTGATGTTCTTGTTGGCTTCGGCTTTTTCATACTTCTCCTTGAATTCAGGATATCCAAACGTGTTCCAGAGGCTCTGACACTCATGATAACTGAACAATGTTACATCCTTGTTCTCCAAAAATCGTTCAAAGATCAACTTATCCAGACCAATACAGTAATCTAGTTTACGAACTCGATTATCGTCAGTTCCAGAATTGTTCTTCAATACCAAAATATCCATAATGTCATAGTGGAACCATGCAAAATTGACCGTTGCACTACCGCCACGAATACCGTTCTGGTGACAACACTTCACCGTGGACTCAAAAGCCTTTGCAAAGGGAATTGGGCCTGTGTGAATCACCTCACCGTTACGAATTGGAGCGTTTGTAGCACGCAAACGACTCAAATTGAGTCCAATTCCATAGCGACTAGCGGTTGCAAATCCAACAGCACTATTGTTACTGAAAATACTCTTGAGGGTATCATCTACAGTAAACAAACTACACGAAGCATAACTCTTCATGACTGATCGAACACCTGCCATAATTGGAGTTGGAAGGTTGATCTTGTGTTTGCTAAAGTAGTTATAAGCCTTCTTGACGTACTCAATACGGTTATCACCATAATCCTTGAAGAAAGTCATTGCAATTAGCATATAAGCGAATTGCGGGGTCTCATAGATCTCCTTGGTACTACGATTCTGAATCAGATACTTGTCACACAACTGTTTAATTCCAGCATAAGTGAAATCAAAGTCACGATCATGCTTCAAGTATTCATCCAACTTATCAAAATCCTTCTTGGAATACCATTCCAAAATAGCATCGTCGTAAACCAACTTATCAATGTTAGTCTTTACAAGATCATACAACTTAGGAGGATTCTTTCCACCCCACACCTTCTTACGAAGTTGGTAGTTCAACAACCTTGATGCCACAAATTGATAGTTTGGCTTTTCAATTGTAATCAAATTTGATGCAGCTTCAATCAACATTGCGTGAATAGCACCAGATGACATTCCTTCAAAGAACGACAAATGTGCGTTCATTGCAACTTCTTCAAACGAAACATTTTTGATACCCTCAGTTGCCCATTGCAAAACCTTGTTGATTTTATCAGCACTGAATTTCTCTGATGTTCCGCTTCTTTTTTTAATAAAGATTTCTTTGTTCATATAGACAAAAAATAACTATGGTAGTTATCTTCTAAATTTTAGACCTTAGTGTTCATTTTTGATAATTTTTTTGACGCTTTTTGGTTGGTACATACTATCATTCTTCGTCATCGCTGATATGAGCATTCCACTTATTTGATAGAGCCTTCTTAACCAAATTCTCACTATCACCCATTTCGTTAATGATAGACATACCATCCTTGGAATTCTCAGCAAAGATCTGAATATCGCCACAACCAGCATTCATACGACTTGGAAACGTCAATCCATCCGGACCAAAACGATTCTTGATGATATGAAACCGAGCAGTATTAGCAACTTTATCGGTAACTTTACGGCTGACACTCATAACGAAGTCAGCAGTCATGATCTTTCGATAACTGTCAGCGATACTGTTGGCCTGAATAATGTCTTCTTCCATAGCAGCACGATTACTCTGTGAAGCAGTCCAAATAGGAATTTGAAGTTCACCAGCAATACTACGAAGTTCTTCATAAATACCACCAGCCTCACTATAACTGTTGCTATTACGTTCACTTTGATATGGACGAAGAATGTCAGCATAATCAACAACGATCATGTCAACCTTGGTTCCCAACATCATAACACGTTCAGTGTGCATCTTCAAATGATGAGCACTAACAGTCTTGATCGGAAAATACTTGATGAACAACTTGCCAGGCACCTTTTCAATCTTCTGACGAACAATATCCACGTTGTTACGAATGTTCTGAAAGTCGATTCCTGTGAAACAACTGTCATAACGAAGACCCACGTAGTTTTCATTCAACTCAAGCGTGATATGTACCACGTTCTTTCCTTGCTTCATCGCTTCAGCACCCAACTTAGCAAGAACCCAACTCTTACCAGCACCAGCACAAGCAGTGACGATACCCAATTCACCGGCAGCAAGTCCACCATCCATAATGGTGTCAATTTCAGTCCAGTTGGTTTTGATCGTATTTCGTGCCATAACACTCATACGCTTCTCAACATCAACCATATACTCATGACCAATATTGCGTTCCATGCCAGCTTTCATTGCACTGTCAACCAATGCCTTAACCTGTTCATAATTGCCAGTCTTAAGGTGTTCAACACTGTCGAAAATGGCAGACTTTAGTTTCTGACTCTTACAAAACTCAAGATACTGTTCCTTCACAAACTTCAAATCGGTATCGGTAATCTTCTGATACACGTTTCTCAGTTGTACAATAACGCTTTCCTTGAGGATTGCGTTTTCGATTCCGTCAACCTTGATCTTAAATACGTTCAATGTTGGCAAATCCTTATATTGCATAAAGTATGCAACTGTTTGTTTCACGATCCATTGATGCGCATCAGATTCAAATGATGTCGGATCAATAATATCGGAAAGCCTTTCCAGAAAAGTCTTATCACTCAAGATTCCAGATATACATTTGATCTGGAATTCAGGTCCGTACTTTTTCAAATTGTCGATTACATGGTTTTCACTCATAATTAATATTATTCAACTACATAACCAGTATAGGTTATGTTTACCTCTTTGTATATTTATTTTAACGGGTTTATTATCTCACCAACGTGGTCAACTTACCGAAACACTCATTGAGCCAAATTTGATAATTTGGAATGTTGTTCCACATTTTGTCTTCGGTGACCAACTTGGAAAAACCAACTCTATCAAGCTTCTTTGTTGGCTGATCCAAGATTTCATTTATACGGAGTTGTGAGAAGCTTTGAATCTCAGTCTCCTTCAGTTGCATCAACGTATGATTACGTTCAACGATATCCTTGTTTTCAAGGATTGTACGATAGAGCTTATATTTGCTCTGATTGTTTTCACAATATGTGTAGATTTCTTGCAAATCCACAGTTCTACTTTCAGCAAAGAACGGAAAACACTTGATGATCGTCTTCAAACCAGCGCCGGGTATTCCATCAATGTTGTCAGAAACATCACCTTCCATAACTCTGTACCAGATATAATTCTGGCAACTAACTCCATACTCATTCAAAATTTCAGCACAACCATACAATTTCTTTTTGGTCGGACTCCAAACTTTGATTTTATCACTTGCCAATTGTAGAAAATCTTTGTCTGCACTCATGATATGCACATTGTTATTCTTATAATACTGTTGTGCAATATACGCAATGGTGTCATCTGCTTCAATATGATCAATAGCCATAGTTGAAATAGGCAGACAGTCCAAATAATGAACGGATCTTAATAGTTGAGCCTTCATGTTTTTTTCTTCCAATTCAGAAGTGGACATTTCTGAATATGCTCTATTAAGACGAATCTTTGTATGACGTTTATCTTTGTATGGTGGGTAAATCTTACGACGTTTCATACTTCCACCATTACCGTCAAAAATAATAACACAACGTGTGGGATTCAGCAATTTGATTGCATATCCAACACTTTTTAAAAATCCGGCGATGCCGCCCGTATGAAGTCCATCGTCATTCATGGACGGCATCACCGAATATGCTCGAATAAATGTATTGAGTCCATCAACCAAGAGGACATCCGAATTCTCACTTCGGTTAGATAGTGTGTTCTTGTCTTCTTGTGAAACGTTCTCAAAAAGCGAGAACAACCTTTTCTTTTCCTCTTGATTAAAACTCATATATTATTCTTCATCTCCACCACCAACTTCTTCTGCATCTTCAGAAGCGTCTACTTCGACATCTTCTCGGATTTCACTATCAGGTGACTTGTACTTCATAATCGTCATCTCGGCAATCTTCTGATACAACTCCTCACGAAGTTCAACATCAGTCTTCATATCCTTAGCAAACGACTTTACGTCAATCTTAACAACCTCACCATTGTTCTTGGTGTAATTGTAAGGTGACTTAGCACCTGTGATGATTGAATGCTTCTTCAACACTTCAATCCAGTTACCATAATTATCAATGCCACTATCATAAAAAATACTAAAGTCAGCATATTTCATGGGTGGTCCCATACGATTCTTGACAACTACAGCACGGGTCTTAACACCAATATGAACTGGCTCACCATTCTGTGTAACCTTCAATGCTCCCATGCCCTTCAAACGAAGACGTAGACTAGCATGAAACTGAATAGCTTTACCACCACTGGTGATATACTTGTCTCCAAACATTGCTGCCTGAAGATTGACACGTAGTTGATTTGTGAACACCAACGCAATACGTTGCTTACCAATCATATCGTTGATCTTTCGCATTGCCTTAGAAATGATAATGGCTTTTCCAGTAGCATAACCATCCTTGCCATGATCACTTTCCAACTCAGCCTTGGTAGAGGCAGCAGCAACACTGTCCACAACGATTGTAACTAACTTATCTCGGTTTGATTTACGAGCCTGTGCAATCAGCAATTCGATCTTTTCAAAAATGTCTTCAACAGTGTGCGCTGTAACATACAACATTTTAGGAACGTCAACACCAATTGCAGTGAGAAAATCATGAGAAACGGACTGTTCAGTATCCATAAATACAGCAAGTCCACCTTTCTTTTGAGTTTCAGCAAGCAAATGAGCAGCCAACAAACTTTTACCAGACGCTTCAAGTCCAGTAACTTCGGTAATACGTCCAACCGGAATACCTGCATGTGGACGATTTGAAATTGCGAGATCCAAGATATCGCAACCTGTACTAATCCAATCCGTAATTGTAGACGGATCTTCCTTTTGGTCCAAGAAAAACGCACACTTACCTGCGTCTTTGTTGGCCTTGTTTAACACATCAGCGAGAGACTCAACGAGTTCATCTCTTTGTGATGCAACTTCATGCGTAACATGAGTTGATCCTTTTTTCTTTTTTGGTGTTTCTTCAGCCATATCTTCTATTGAAATGAAAAAGGAGAGGCGGCATTTTTACTACCGCCTCTCCTAGTATTATTGATTAACTGTTGAACAGATTATCAAACGCCTTGGTGAGGTCGTCAGTATTAGACTTAGCAACGGTTGCCGTAGGAGACTTACTAGAAGTCTTCGTAGTAGCAAACGGAGCAGAGTCAGCAGCCGCAACAACAGGTTGGGTGGATTCCTCATCAACCACAGCATTGGAGACAGTCTCAGCAGGACCATTCTCAGGGTTGAGCCAGGCATTCATAACCTCCTTGAGTTCCTCGTACTTGGGTTCGGGGAACAAATCAAGAATATCAACCTGATTCTTGATTGAGTCGATCATACGAGCATCCTTCGGATCAACCGCCGGAGTGCTGTTTGGCTTCACACGGATTGAAGTCTCTGGGAAGTTCTTACCACTTTCGTCGGCGGTACGAAACTCCACAACGATATCACGTCCGGAAGAAAGGTCGGTAATATCACCGTAATCAGGGTCAGCCATGACCGATAGAATCTCCTGATAAACCTGCTTTCCGAATCCCCAAAACTTGACACCCTCATGCTCTTCACCACGAACGATGACAGGAGCAAAAGTACGCATCTTGGGTTCCATCTTACGACCAGTCTGCCAGTCCTCCTTGGAGCCAGTCTTCTTGAGTCGATTGCTGAACTCAACGATTGGATCTGGACGATTGAAACTATCCGGAGAAAGATAAGTCTTGTTATTGATACCGTAATGGAACTTGAGTTCAATAAACGGAGTATCAGGTTGATACTTATACGGAACAATACGGATCGTCTGCTTACCCGGCTTGGGTTTCCAAATGAGGTTGGACTTTTGGTTTGTGTTTGAAAGGGAGTTCAAACGGCTCTTAATCTTCGACAAGTCAATTGCCATAATTGTTAATTTATTAATTGTTAAGTAGTAATTAGCTAATCTATTTAGTCTCACTCGAAACTAAACAATCATAACTAATTCTGGTATAACTATAGACCAAATTCCGAAAAAATCAACTTATAATATCGAAAATTTTCAGTGGAATAATTTTAACAGAAATCTCGTTTGTTATGATTAATGAGTTCTTATAAAACTCCCAATTCAACTGGAAAGTTTTATCAAAAACGCCATTGTTTTCTTCAGTGATTAACTTGTTCATGGCGTTGAGTGTATACAAAGTATTGGTTTGTTTCTTACGATGTATACTAATGGTATTAGGCAGCTTTTTAGAGGCTGCCTCGGTGTAAACGATATTATAAGTGAGATACAACTCATTGTTGTTTTTTTCATTATTAAACACAAAAATTTTGTTGTTTGATAATGTGTAGAATGACTTTACGTGTGCCACCAAAATTTGATACTCTGATGGCAATGTAAACGTACAGAGAAGTTGAGTGTCTTTCATCTTGCGGACAATATTGTTGTTTTGTGGCTATCTACATTGTACCACTCGTAACCTACCAAAACGCCATCAGAGTTATACCAACGGCTTTTGTTTCTAATCCAATTGTTTTGTTTTGCTTCTTCCAAAGAAAACTCAGTGGTTAGGATTTTTTCGACTTCTTT